AGGAGATACAAATGGCAACGATTTTACAACTTCGTAGAGGCACTACAGTCCAACACTCTAGTTTCACTGGTGCAGTTGGTGAAGTTACTGTAGATACAACTAAAGATACTGTAGTAGTTCATGACGGCACCACTGCGGGTGGCTTTGCTTTAGCTAAAGAATCTGCATTATCTGGATTTATTTCATTGACTGCCCTTTCAGGCGGCACCGGTCTAGATTATAATAACACAACTGGCGTATTCGATATTGATAGCACCGTAGCTACAAAAACTTATGTTGATACTGCGGTTCAAGGCAAAGACAATACGGATGAAATCACAGAAGGCTCAACAAACCTCTACTTCACAAATGCTAGAGCAAGAGGCGCAGTATCGGTAACAGATTCCGGCGGCGACGGCTCACTTGCATATAATAGCACAACTGGCGTAATTACATATACTGGACCAAGTGCCTCAGACGTTCGCGCCCACTTTAGTGCAGGAACAGGCATCACTATTACTAATGGTGCGGTCGCAGTAGATTCTACAATTGCCACTAAAACTTATGCAGATAATGCCGCGACAACCGCAGTTGCCAACGTTATTGATACTGCACCGGAAGCATTGAACACATTAAACGAACTTGCTGCCGCACTTGGCGATGATGCCAACTTCTCGACCACAATCACTACCAGCATCGGAACTAAGTTAAATTCTTCTGCGGTTAGTGCATTTGGCTTAACTCTAGTAGATGACGCAGACGCCGCCACCGCACGAACAACACTTGGTCTTGGCACCGCAGCTACAACCGCTGCTACTGCTTACGCTACTGCCGCTCAAGGAACTAAAGCGGATGCTGCCTTACCGTCTTCAAGCGTAAGTGTATTTGGTCTATCTCTAATCGATGATGCAGATGCCGCAGCCGCAAGAACGACATTAGGACTAGGCACCGCAGCAACTACAGCATCATCGGCATATGCTACCGCGGCACAAGGTGCTACGGCAGATGCGGCTCTACCAGCAGCATCGTATACCGCCTCAGATGTTCTAACTAAACTTAAAACAGTTGATGGTGCAGGATCAGGACTTGATGCTGATTTACTAGATGGCAATTCAAGCGCATATTTTCGTATTAATATCTATGACTCTGCAGGGACATTATTGAACTAATATGACAACTGTAGTCCAATTAAAACGAAGTGAAACCTCTGGTTCTATTCCTAGTGCAAGTGATATTGCAGTAGGAGAACTTGCTGTAAATTTGGCGGACGGCGCACTATATTCAAAAAAGACTGATGGTAGTATCATCGAAGTCGGTGGATATAATCCAGATTTTTTCACAGTACCAGAAACCATAGATTTGGGTGATATTGCTGGAGTCAATCCGACAACCTATGATATGGGTTCGTTATAAATAGTCCTAAAGAGGACACGATATGACAATTTCATCTAGACAAGGACTAATCGATTACTGTCTCCGTAGACTCGGATTTCCAGTAATCGAAATTAACGTTGATGACGATCAAATAGAAGATCGTATCGATGACGCTTTGCAGTATTTTCAAGAGTTCCACTTTGACGGTGTTGAGAGAGTATATCTCCACCATCAAGTAAGTGGTGCAACGCTAAGATTTTCTGGTCTTTCTTCGCCCAGCTTTGAAGCAGGTGAAACATTACAGGGCGCAACTTCGGGTGCAACATGTAAAGTTATCTCTATAACTGGCACTACTCTATCAGTAAGTAAAGTTAGAGGAACATTTCAGGCATCTGAAACAGTCACGGGTGTAACATCGGGCTTTAGTAGAGCATTGGCTCCATCGAATCCATATACTGCGGGTGACATTCAGAATGGATATGTTTCCATTCCAGATTCTGTAATTGGTGTTATTAGAGTATTACCAATCAATGGTCCTAGCTCTGGTATGAATAATGCAAACAATATGTTTGATGTTGTTTATCAATTCCGTATGAATGATATGTATAATCTTTTGTCCGCGGACATGATTTATTATACACAGATGAAGCAATACCTTTCGATGCTAGACATGCTTCTAGTGGGCGATAGGTCGTTTGCATATAATCGTAAGACTGACAAATTAGAAATTCATTGCAACTGGGAAGATGTTTTTGATCCTGGTGATTACATTATTGTAGAATGTTATCGTATAGTGGACCCAAACACATATACACAAGTATATAATGACCGCTTTCTCAAGACTTATGCTACTGCGCTAATCAAAAAGCAATGGGGTGACAACATGAAGAAGTTTGGTGGTATGCAACTACCAGGCGGTATCGTCATGAATGGTCAACAAGTCTATGATGAAGCAGTAGAAGAAATTAGAATGATTCAACAGGACATGCAATTAAGTTCCGAGTTGCCAGTCGATTTCATGGTGGGCTAAGATTATGCCTACAAACTTCTACTTTCAATCAGGAAATACATCTGGCACAACAAACGAACAACGTTTGTTGGAGGACCTGATTATTGAAAGCATGAAGATTTATGGGCATGATGTTTATTATCTACCTAGAACAATTGCAAATGAAGATCCAATTCTAGGTGAAGACCCATTATCGTTCTTTTCTCAGGCATATCCACTGGAGATGTATCTAGAAAATACCGAGGGCTTTGAGGGACAGGGCGAATTGTTGACTAAGTTTGGTTTTGAGTTTCGCTCGAATGCCACCTTTGTTGTTGCAAGACGCCGCTGGGAAGAATCCGTTGGTAGAAATGCAGAGAATTTACAACTACCAGAGCGCCCGGCAGAAGGTGATTTGTTGTTCTTTCCGAAAACAAAAACATTCTTTCAAATTGATTATGTAGACTTTCTGAATCCATTCTACCAGCTAGGTAAGATTTATACTTATAGAATGTCTTGCTCTACATTCGAATTCAGTTCTGAAAATATTGATACTGGTATTTCAGAAATTGATGGTATCACGGATGGTAAGACGCAGGATTCTCTATCGTGGACTCTGCTAATGCAATCTGGTGATCGAGTATTGACACAAACCACAGATGCAATAATTCAACAGAAATACGGAACAACGAATATTGACCCTCTAGATGATGCCAATGATTTTGAGTATGAAGCAGAATCCATTCTAGACTTCACAGCATTCAATCCATTTGGCGAAGTGCAAGTTAGGACGGCAGCATAATGTTTTTGAAACAACATTTTTATCATCAACATATTAGAAAAGCTATCGTAGCATTCGGTACTATATTCAATCAATTGACGGTTGAACGTAAAAATTCCGCCGGTGAAGTTGCACAGTCTATTCGAGTGCCACTGTCATATGCACCGAAGCAAAAGTTTTTAACTCGCGTTGCGGCAGTTCCTGGTATTGACCCAGCTTCAATGGCAATTACTTTGCCAAGAATTGGTTTTGAGATTACAGGACTGCAATATAATCCGGCGAAGAAAATCAATCTACTAACAAAAAATGTTGCGGTTGGTGCGACCGATGATCCTAATAAATTAAGGTCGCAGTTCACTAGCACACCATATGATATGAGTATTGCATTATATGTTGCTGCAAAAAATCAAGACGATGGCTTACAAATCTTAGAACAGATTTTGCCTTTCTTCAATCCAGATTTTTGTGTCACTATCAATGATATTCCAGAGATGGGAATCAAAAGAGACTTACAAATCATTCTTGAAAATATCTCATACGAAGATAATTATGAGAGTGATTTCACGCAAAGAACAACTTTAATCTGGAATTTAAATTTTACACTCGGACTAAACTTCTATGGTCCAGTTGAACAGCAATCTATTATTAGAACCGCGATTGCAAATACATATGCAGCAATCGACCCTAATAGTTCAACAATAAACTATCAAGTTACAACAAATCCTTCAGATGCTACCGTGGTTGATAATTGGGATTATGTGGAGCAATTTAATGAAACCTTCGAACAATCAGTATGATAAATTAGATGCCATTTTTGGCACGCACATGGAGGAAGTTCTTAATAATAAAGAACAACTGCCAGCTGTGGTAGAAGAACCATTGGTACCAGAGATTGTGTCTACTGGCGATGATATCGAAGATGACTATAACGTGGCTAGAAGTAAGCTGAATACTACTCTAGAGCAAACGGATCAGGCTTTGCAGGGTATGTTAAATGTTGCCCTTGCTAGTGATAGTCCTCGCGCATATGAAGTTGTGGGTCAGCTACTAAAGATTAAAGGCGATGCGGCTAAAGATTTACTAGCTCTCCAAAACGCAAAAAAGAAATTACGCCAAGAAGAGCCAAAGAAACAGAATATTGATACACAAAACAATATCATCTTTTCCGGTTCTACTTCGGATTTACTCAAAGCATTGAAAGCAGAGAAAGCAAAAGTCATAGATCATGAGTGAGGAATCCTCGTATCACGGTAATATTAACTTAAAGCCGCTGGGTCACAAACATAATTTTACTTTAGAGCAACTGGCAGAAATTGAAAAGTGCCAGGAAGATCCAATTTATTTTATTGAGAACTACTGCCAGATTGTTACTCTTGACCACGGTCTACAGCTATTCAAGTTGTATGATTGTCAGAAAGAAAAAGTTCTTCACATTCTAAACAATCGTAAAGCTATCCTTATGGAAGGTCGCCAGCAGGGTAAGACTATTACATCTGCGGCTTGTATTTTGTGGTATACTCTATTTCAAGACAGCAAGACAGTTGCTATTATGGCCAACAAGACAGCCGCTGCTAGAGAAGTTATGTCTCGTTATCAGGGCATGTATGAGAACTTGCCACTTTGGATGCAACAAGGCGTGAAGACCTGGAATAAAGGTGACGTAGAACTAGAAAATGGTTCTAAGATTTTCACCGCTGCTACAACAGCATCTGGTATTCGTGGTAAGTCAGTTAACTGGCTATACATCGACGAAGCCGCAATCATTCCAAATACCGTTGCAGAACAGTTCTTCGCTTCTGTTTATCCTACGATTTCGGCTGGTCAAACTACTAAGATTCTATTGACTTCTACTCCGCTTGGCTATAATCACTTCTGGAAATTCTGGAACGAAGCAGAGAAGGGTCACAATGGCTTTGTGCCTATGTTCATTCCTTATCATAGAATTCCAGGTAGAGATGACGCATGGGCAGAAGAACAACTAAAACTTCTTGGTGAATTGAAATTCAATCAGGAAGTTCTTTGTGAGTTTCTTGGCTCAAGTAATACACTGATTAATGCCAAGACATTGGGTGCGATGAGTTCTATTGATCCCATCCACTCGAAAGATGGACTGGATATTTACGAAGAACCAGTCGATGGTCATATCTATGCAATGGGTGTAGATACGGCGCGTGGTGTTGGCGGTGACTATTCTGCTTTTACCGTATTAGATGTTACAGAAACCCCATATAGATTGGTGGCCAAGTATCGTGATAATAAGATTGCGCCTATGTTGTTTCCAAACATCATAGCGAAAGTTGGTAATGACTATAACAAGGCATATATTCTAGTCGAAATCAATGATATTGGCCAACAAGTGGCTGATATTCTCCACATGGAACTAGAATATGATAACATTTTAACAACTGTAAAGACGCAATTAAAACAGTATTTGTCACCGGGTTTTGGTACAAAGACACAGCGTGGCGTTAGAATGACTAAACAAGTTAAACGACAAGGCTGTTTTGCTTTGAAGTCCATACTTGAAGAGAATAAACTACTAGTATTTGATGCCGAGACTATTTCTGAGTTCTCTACTTTCATTGAAAAGCAGGGAAGTTGGATGGCGGATGAGGGTTATTTTGATGACCTTGTGATGAGTTTAGTTTTGTTTGCTTGGATGACAAGCAATCCTTACTTTAAAGATATGACAAATGTGGACATTCGTGAGAAAATGTATAAAGACCAGATGGATAGTATCGAAGATGAGTTGACTCCATTTGGTGAAATAAATAGTGGATTTCAAGAAGATTATTTTGTGTCGAACGGCGACCTGTGGAAAGTATCACAAGATGATGAAGCGCCTGAACGTAAAAACTGGATGTTCTAACTGTAACTTTCACATTTTATAAATAAAAACATAAAAACGACAAGTGAATATTGTCTAGTTTACAACGAGGAGAAGAATATGGCTTTTCAATTATCGCCTGGTGTTCTAGTAACTGAAAAGGATCTAACTAATGTTGTTCCTGCAGTTTCGTCATCGGCAGCCGCATTTTGCGGGGACTTCGCTTGGGGTCCAGTAAATACAGTTCAACTAGTTACATCTGAAAACGAACTGGTTAAAAAGTTTGGTAAGCCAGGCTTTAGAAACACAGTAGATTGGTTCTCGGCTGCTAACTTCCTAGGCTATGGCAACAACTTACAAGTTGTTCGTGCCGTTCCAGAAGATGCTGAAAACGCAACTTCCGATGGCAATGGTATCTTCATACCAAATGAAGAAAGCTATCTAGCAGTAAATGCTAGTGGCGATAACGGCGAAGGCGTATTTGCAGCCAAGCATCCAGGTGCTTTCGGTAACGGTCTGACCATTGAAATGGCAGACAACAATACCTTTACTGGCTGGGATTATGCTGGCGAATTTTCAAAAGCCCCAGGTACATCAGGTTATGCTGATACGGCTGATGCAGTAGACGACGAACTACACATTGTTGTTGTCGATACTCGCGGCGTTTTCAGTGGCGTAAAAGGTACTATTCTAGAAAAGTTTGCTTTCGTTTCTAAGGCATCGGATGCTAAGAATTCGGACGGCTCTTCTAACTACTACAAGAACGTTCTGAATGCTCAGTCAAAGTATGTTTGGTGGTTAGACCATCCAGCAGATGGCGATAACTGGGGTTCTGTAGCAAGCGGCGTAGTAGATGGTCAATTCGACAATCTTAACAGCCGCGTTGTGAACACTCTCGGTGGTGGATCAGATGGCACAGAAGCACCAGTTGCTGGTGATATCACAGCTGGTTATGCGTTGTTCAAGAATAAAGAACTTTATGACGTATCTCTGATCATCACTGGTGGTCATGGCTCAGTTGTTCAACAATATTGCATTGACGATATTGCTCTAGACCGCCTAGACTGTGTAGTGTTCCTTTCACCAGATCTCGCATCTGTTCTAAACAATTCAAATGATGCGGCCGCGGACGTTGTTGCATACAGAACAACCACAGTAAATCGTGACACATCTTATGCTGTCATGGATTCTGGCTGGAAAGTTCAATATGACCGCTACAATGATGCATACGTTAACATTCCTCTGAACCCAGATACAGCTGGTCTTTGCGCCCGCACTGACAGAACGAATGATGCATGGTGGTCACCTGCTGGTCTGAACCGTGGTCAAATTAAGAATATTGTAAAACTTCTTTGGTCGCCAAATCAAGCCGAGCGTGACGAATTGTATAAGAATGCAGTTAATCCTGTTGTTACCTTCCCAGGTCAAGGCACTGTTCTTTATGGTGATAAGACCCTTCGTTCTAAGCCATCTGCATTCGACCGCATCAATGTTCGTCGTCTGTTTATCGTGCTTGAGAAGGCAATTGCAACCGCTGCTAAGTATCAACTGTTCGAATTCAACGATGTATTCACTCGTTCGCAGTTCCGTTCGCTAGTCGAACCATTCCTGCGTGACGTTCGTGGTCGTCGCGGCATCTATGACTTCCGCGTTGTTTGCGATGAAACAAACAACACCGGGGAAGTAATCGACCGTAATGAATTCGTTGCTGATATCTACATCAAGCCAGCGAAGTCGATCAACTTCATTTACCTAAACTTCATCGCGACCCGCACAAGCGTTTCGTTCGAAGAAGTTGGTGCCTAATAACCCGAATAAATAAAATTATAGGAGAAATCTAATATGGATATTTCAGCATTTAAGGGGTTACTAGGGGCTGGTGGTGCAAGACCAAACCAATTCAGAGTAACACTAAACACACCAGCAGGTGGTGGTGCCCTAGACCAGAAGTCTCTTCTGGTCACAGGTGCAGCAATGCCAGCATCAAACGTTAATCCAACAATCGTCCAATATCGTGGTCGTGAAGTCAAACTAGCTGGCGAACGTATCTTCGATCCGTGGACAGTTACGATTGTTAACGATTCCGAATTTTCACTCCATGCACCACTTATGCAGTGGATGAATTCGATTAATAACGTTAATGACAATACCGGCGCTATTACTCCAAATGAGTATTATGCTCAGTTGGAAGTTGAACATCTTGATCGTAACGATTTCACAATCGCCAAGTATGTTCTTAGAGATGCTTTCCCAATTAACATTTCGGAAATCGCTCTAAACTACGGACAAAACGATGTGATTGAAGAATTCAGCGTTACGTTCCAATATCAAGATTACGTCTACACTTCAAACAGCGGTTCTGTAGGGGCCGCTTAATTGAAAGACTTTTAAATAATGGAAATTTTTGGTTATAAAATTGAGAGATCCATGGCGCCACAGACAGAGAAATCGTTTGTGGCGCCAACGGACGATGGTGGCGTAGAAACTATCAGAGCCGGTGGCTATTATGGCACATACATCGATATCGATGGCACCGCAAATAATGAAGTAGAATTGATTCGTAAGTATCGTGAAATCGCAATGATGGCAGATATTGATACTGCTATCGATGATATTGTAAACGATTCTATTGCAAACTTAGATGACGAAGCACCAGTAAAGATTGATCTGGATGACGTTGAACTTTCACAGAATATCAAGAAATTAGTTCAGGAAGAATTCCAAACTATTCTTAATATGCTTGATTTTAATCTAAGAGCGCAAGATTACTTTAGACATTGGTATATCGACGGAAGACTATTCTTTCACAAGGTTGTTGATACTGCAAATCTAAAGAAGGGTCTAGCTGATATACGCTATATCGACCCAAGAAAAATTAAGAAGATGAGAGAGATCCTAAAAGAAAAGGATCCAAAAACTGGCGTAGAGTTTATTAAAGAAATCAAAGAATACTTTGTCTATAATGACAGAGGTCTTGTTCCTAATAAAACTTTTACACCAGCCGCATCACTCTCTTCTACTGCCGGTGCAACAATGCGCATCGAAAAGGATTCTATCTGCTTTGTTCCTTCTGGCTTGAAGGACATGGACAGAAACATGCCGCTTTCTTATTTGCACAAGGCTATTCGCCCAGCAAATCAGTTGCGTATGATGGAAAATGCCGCAGTCATCTATCGTATCACTAGAGCACCAGAGCGCCGCGTATTCTATGTTGACGTTGGTAATCTTCCAAAGATTAAAGCCGAACAGTATCTCAAGGGTATTATGAACCAGTATCGTAACAAGGTTGTTTACGATTCAAACACTGGTGAAATCCGCGACGATAAAA